AGTGTATCGTGATGAGCGGGGAATGTACGAGCGTCCTGTCCACTACAATCGTTGAACTTGAAAGATATATCATGACACATTCTGAACTGGCTGAGAGCATCCGTAGCGACATGTTTGCTGACCGCGCAACTATCCGTGAAGCATATGATTATGCTCTACAGGTAGCAAAAGCTAGTGGTTCAAGCCCACAAGTGATGACTGCAATTCACGTGATGATGAACACCATTGCAAACACAATCGATCGGATCGAGAGTGCACAGGCTGTTGCCTGAAATTCGAAACCGTTGTAAAATAGACTCATTGACAACTGAAAAGGACTTTATATTATGGCACACGAAATCCAAACAAATGCGCTGACTGGTCTGGCTGAGATCGCTTACACTGGTGAAAAGCCTTGGCACGGTCTTGGTCAAGAACTGAGCCAAGATGCTACGATCGAAGATTGGATTGTCGCCGCAGGTATGGCTTGGGAAGTTATCGGTACTCCTGTCCGATTCAATACCGCTGATGGCATGAAAGCCTACACCGGTCAACAAGTTCTGTATCGCTCGGATGTTGGTGCTCCATTGTCTGTTGTGTCTGAGGACTTCAAGGTCGTGCAGCCAGCAGAGGTTTTGGAATTCTTCCGTGACTTGACTCAGATCCACGACATGAAGCTGAACGTTGCAGGCTGTTTGTTCGGTGGTAAGCGTTTCTGGGCTACTGCTGAAACCGGCCGAGCCGCGGACATCCTGCCAGGTGACGAAGTTCGTGGTCAGTTGGTCTTGATGACCGGTGTTGATGGTACTCTGGCAACATCCGCTAAGTTTGTGTCTACCCGAGTTGTTTGTAACAACACTTTGCGCATCGCTATCGGTGAAAAAGGCGGCCGTGAAGCTCGTCGCACGCACCGTCAGACTTTCGATGCACGTGAAGTCAAGATTGACCTCGGTTTGCTGGATGGTGCTTGGGATAAGTACATTCAAGACATGAAGAGTCTGACTAAGGTCAAAATGAATGACGACACTGCAGCAGCGTTTTTCAAGCGCTTGGTTGGTAAGCCAACTGATGCTAAGTATGACAATGGCATGTCTCGTGCAACTGCTAATACAGTTGATGAGTTGATGCACCGTCTCCGTAACGGTCTGGGTGCAGACTCTGGTCGTGGTACTGCATGGAACGTGTTGAATGCAGTAACTGAGAAGTACACTCACGGCACAGCTCGCCGTGATACAGATCGACAGTTCGTCAACAGCTTGTACGGCAATGACGCTGCGATGAAAGACAAAGCAACAGACATGCTGCTTGAATTGGTTTAATTAAGTTGCAATCAAAGAGTGGTGGATATATAATGTCCCCACTCTTTTTATATTTCAAAGGCGATAGATGAGCAAGATCAAAGTAAGTGAGATTTTTGGACCAGCAGGATACTGGAACTACAATGTAACGGAGGATGGATTCGACAATCAGTTCATCGAGCGCTGGGGTGTTACACAAGGTGAGGGTCAATATGTCGGAGTTCGATCTGTATTTCTTCGCACGTTCGGTTGCAATCTGAGATGTCCTTCATTTGGTCTGGACCACGGAGAGCAGACAACCGAACCAGCTGAGTTTGCTAAGAATATTCACCTCTACAAAAACATCAGCGAAACACCAGCAGCACAGTATGGGTGTGACTCTTACTTTTCTGTGTATCCCGAATTCAAAAGTCTATCTCCGTCGATCAAGACGGAAGAGATTGCTGCAATGATTCTTAAAGCGTCCGGTGGATCGCTTTTGGACAACTACGCATCTCCAATTCACTTAATCTTGACTGGTGGTGAGCCGATGCTGCCGGGATGGCAGAAGGTTTACCAAGAGTTGATCGACCAGATCTACCGACAAGATCCAGGATCTGGTATCCTGCAAGTTACTGTGGAAACAAACGGTACACAACCTCTGATCAAAGAATTCAGACAAGGTGATGTATTCCTTCCCGACGTTGATCTCACGTGGAGCATCAGTCCGAAGTTGTCCGTATCAGGACACACAGCAGAAGAAGCTATCTGCCCGGAAGTTATTTCCTCGTATCTGGAGCATTCGAACGACCTATACCTCAAGTTCGTTGTTGTATCTCCTGCAGACTTTGATGAAGTTGACCGCACAGTCAAATCTATCGAGGAGGCTTGTGGGACTAGATTGAAGGTGTATATCATGCCAGAAGGTGGAACTGTAGGTGAGTATCAGAAACACTCTACCCTGGACTTAGTTGGAGAAGCCGTTAAACGCGGGTACAATATTACTCCGCGCCTTCAAGTTATGATTGGTGCTAACGCCACTGGGTGGTGATATTTGCGGTCTCAAAGGTGTCATCCCGCTCTACAAACTCTGCCACCACAACACAATAAGGAGTTAATATGAACCAACCAATTACCTATAAGTACACATCTACCAAGGAGTATGTAGATGCATTTCCAGTCGCATACAGACAGTGGAGGGCGGACAGCCACTGTAATTTGATCCACGGATACTCATTCAGCATGAAGTTGTTCTTTGGAACAAATGATCTCGATGTCCGTAACTGGGCAGCAGATTACGGTGGTCTCAAGGAATTGAAATCCGTGCTGCAAGATCAATTCGACCACACATTGCTTGTCGCTGAGGATGATCCTGAGCTAGAGACGTACAAGATCTTGCAAGAAAAGAAGATGGCAAAACTGACAATCCTCCCACGACTGGGGTGTGAAGGTCTTGCTGATCAGTTATACAAGTACGTCAATGGTGTTTATATCCCAGATTTCTGGGGACCATCCGAAGCAAAGCGGTTGTGGTGCTATCGCGTAGAGGTGCGCGAGACGCAAAGCAATATGGCGTTCCGTGAAGGACACCGTGAATGGAATGAGGACCTGTTCGAATGAGCTTTAAAATGTTTGCCTGGGTACCTGATGGGGTGTATGATAGTACGTATTATTGCGTACGGTACTCAGTCCTCAACGGAAACCCACACAAGGTAATTACAAAGACGTGGTTGGAGGAAGGTGGTCTAGCTGAGCTAGACGAGCACTTAAAATTGTCGTGGGGATCGTATCCCGACATGCCTCCAAAGCCTCCGAAGAAATAAATACACGATAATGAACAAGATACTCCAACCGTTCCCCACTGGTTTTTGGTTGGCAAAGGTGTTGACGGCCCTTTTCTTCCTTTTGCCGTCGTTAAACTAACTCGAAGGAAACTTTAATGTCTAAAAATAATCAACAACTCGGTATTGAAGTCAATGCATACTTGACGAATCTGGGGATCAATACACCAATGACAAACGCGGTCTTTGCTGACCGCGATGAGAAGATTCAAAAGATCACTGCACTCACCGCACAAATGCTTGAAGTGTTGGGATTGGATCTGACAGATGACTCACTGGAGGAAACGCCTCTTCGTGTCGCAAAGATGTACGTTGATGAGATCTTTTCAGGTCTACGCACCGACACTTTCCCCAAGTGTACCACGGTAGAGAATAAATTCAGCCACGGTGATGAATTCGTTCTTGAAAAGAACATCACTCTATACTCCGACTGTGAACATCACCTCCGACCAATCATCGGTAAGGCTCACATTGCATATATTCCAGGTGAACGCGTTCTTGGTCTGTCAAAGCTCAACCGCATCACACAATACTTCGCTCAACGTCCTCAAGTGCAGGAGCGTCTTAACCAACAGATTGCTCACGCAATCGCACACATTACTGGTTCACAGGATGTGATGGTTGTTATTGAAGCTGCTCACACATGCGTATCACAACGCGGTATTAAAGACACCAACAGCTCGACTGTAACCGCCACCTGCTTGGGCATCTTCGGAGAGCACAACAGTGATCTGCGTAAAGAAGTGATGGCGAACATTAATCGATAATGACTGACAGACTAACGCGTCGGTGGACCAAGACAGCTGGTGAAGCCTTCGGGTACACTGGCTTCAAGGGTCGTAAAGGCGAACTTTTAGTTGCAAGTATATTGGATGAACAGTCCATACCATATCAAGACTTCGAAGAAGAAAAGCACCAGCAAATATCAGGAATTGACCTTCAAGTGGGTACTCACTCAATTGATGTAAAATCCAATCTAAACCGCGGCGTGTTCTTCGTAGAAGTTAATAGTACTGGATGGCTGTTCAATCCGAAAAAGACCAGCGACATTATCATACACGTTGATGTGAAGACGTCAGAGTGTGTATGGTATACTCGCAAAGCCGCTCAGGCTTCTATCAGGCGTGATCACGCACTCATCAAAATCACAACATCCAATGCCCGACCATACATGAGCCGTTCATGGGATGACCTGTTTACACTACTTCGTAGTTGACTGTACCGGCCGATGCCGGTATAGTTATTCTTTATGTTCAATGTGAGGTTCCAATGTTAACTGTAAAACGTAATCGTATTTTTGTTACTTTCCAGAAGGAAGGTATTCACCGCTATCCCGCTGCGGCAACTGATCCTAAGCTAGCCACTGGCGATTGGGATGATGTCAGCTTCTTGGGAGTCCCCCATCGCCACATTTTCTTTTTCCGCGTAGAGATGGATGTGTTCCATGATGACCGGGACGTTGAATTCATCCAGTTCAAGCGCTGGTTGGAACGTCTATTTGAGCAGGGTGTTCTTCAACTGGACTACAAGAGCTGCGAAATGATTGCTGATGATGTGGCGAACGAAATCCACAAGAAGTATCCTGACCGCTGCTTGATTGTATCCGTAGCAGAGGATAATGAAAATGGTTGCGTCAAGCACTATGAGGTGGCCTAATGCTTAATTTTTGTCACATTGCGCCGGTATCGTATCTACCACTCGTTAAAAACTACCGTGTACATTTACTCCTTGCTCACCTTGTCGAGGAGAATGAGGAGTACCGCAACTTCTACATTAACCTGAAACGAGAAAAGCCGAATGTGTTCTATCACATGGACAACTCAGCCTTTGAGATGTTCAAACGTGGTGTTGACATGTACCCGACCGATAAGCTGTTGAAGATGGCTAAGCTAGTTGGAGCAGACTCTATCGTGATGTCTGACTATCCTAAAGAGCACCCGAGCAAGACGATTGCAGCAGCAAGACAATTGATCCCTCAATTCAAGGGCGAGGGCTTCAAGACGTTCTTCTGCCCACAGTCACAGCTCGGATGCGACAATGATTTAATCGATACTTTTGCCTGGGCTATTGAAAACCGAGACATCGACTACATCGGCGTTTCTATCCTTGCATGTCCTATTGCTTTGGGAATCAACGAGCAGAAGTTTGGTGATACTGGACGTGATGAGGCATTTCGTATGCAGCGGTATCTGTCTCGCTGGCGTGTGTTTGAGATGCTCGATGAGCGCGGTCTCCTTAGTACACGTCTAACAAACAGACGGTTCCATTGCTTGGGGATGACTGATGGTCCACGCGAGATCGATCTTGTTAGTAAGTATCATCAGCACATCTTCTCATGGGACAGCTCCACAGCTATTTGGCATGGCATTCACAATATCCGCTACGATAACTCTCCCACAGGCCTTCGCAATGGTAAGTATGAAGAAGAGGTTGATTTCAATATTGCACTTGCGGAAAATGTAGACAATCTTGCTGACATCAAATATAATATGAAGTTGATTGATAAAATGTGCGAGGTAAAATGAGTTTGGTAATTGGATTGCATGGTGCGAAGGGGTCCGGTAAGGACCACTTCTTTAAGATTGTAAAGAGGGCTTTTCCCCTACACGATGTGCGGAAGATAGCCTATGCTGATCCAATCAAGAATGAGGTCGCTCACATCTTCAACCTAGAGGATGAAGATCAATACGACCTGTTCAAGAGAAATGATGTCACGTTCCAGTTGCCTGGATACGCACCCAAGCGTGTGCATGGGCGACAGGTTGTGCGTGAGATTGGTATGCTAATGCGTCGATATGACGAGGATCAATTTACTCAGTACGTTGAAGATCAGATTGCAACAGCTCCAGGTGCGGTCTGGTGCATTACTGACCTACGATTTGATAACGAATTAAAGTCGATTCAAACAAACCTAGGTGGTATAATCGTTAAGATCAAACGCAGCGGCTTTCAATATGACGGCCACGTCACTGAGACTGAATTACCTGATGATGTATGCGATGCAACGATATACAATGACGGTACATTGAAACAATATGAGGAGAAGGTGATTGCAACGATGTATGCAATCCTCGACTCCCTAACACATGATAAGGAATAATATGAAACACATTATGGGACCGAATTCAAAGTCCACTCTTACACAAGTTGCTGAGGGCGACAGTCAACCAAATGCGGTTGACCTGCGCCTCGGTAAGGTGTTCAAGATCAACGACTCGCTTTTTGAAGTTAGCAATGAGCACAAGAAGCACCGTGGATCATTTGAAATGAAAGTTGACCCAGAGGGATATTACAATCTGCCGGTCGGCCAGTATGAAGTTGTTATGGAGAACATTATCCATGTTGGAGAAGGTGAAGCTGGTTGGGTCATCACTCGTTCTACTCTCAATCGCAATGGTTGTTTCCTCACTTCTGGTCTTTACGACTCTGGCTATCATGGTGTTATGGCCGGTGTACTTCATGTTACAGTTGGTCCGGCGCGGATTAAACAAGGTACACGAATTGGTCAGTATTTAAGTTTTGACGCCGAGGCACTTCATCTGTATGATGGAGACTATGGTGTTAACAAAGCACACGACAAGAAGTATTCTTAATCAACCCAAGGAGTAAATTATGAAATTGTGGCGTAAACTAGCAAAGAAGACCATCGGTGAAGATGGTACCGTAAAACGTAATGGTCGTCAGATCAAGCAAATGATGCAGCAAATGAATACCAAGAACGTCAAAGTCACTGCTAATGGTAGCATCAGCCTTCGACCAGGTAATAGAAGCGATCTGACATTAATCGAGGGTTTGTTCAAACGCGCTGGGATTGAAAGTCCAAAGACTGATCAAGAGAAGGCAGAGGAAGCTTTAGAAGCTGCTGAGAATGCAGAAGTAAAGGAAGATACCAATGAAACTGTCTAAAGACACATTGTCTGTTTTCAAGAATTTTTCGACTATCAACAGCAATTTGTCAATCAAGGCAGGTAATAAGCTCACAACAATTTCCTCAGGCAAGAATATTATGTCTGAGGCGGTTATTGGAGAGGTCTTCCCCATTGATTTTGGCATCTATGACTTGAACGAATTTCTTGGAGCTATGTCACTCTTTGAATCGCCAGAGCTTGACTTTAGTGAGAAGTATGTGACGATTCGTGAGGGTAAGAATAGCGTAAGGTACTTTGCTGCTAGCTCAAGTGTACTGACGCCTGTTCCTCAAATTAAGCAGTTCCCAAATCCCGACATTGAATTTGATTTGTCGGGTCAGATGCTGCAGCAAATTCAACGTGTCGCTTCTATTTTGAAGGTGGCTGATATTGCTTTTGTGGGTGATGGGTCGACAGTTACCGTCAACGTGGGTGATAAGTCTAATCCAACCGGAAGCTCATTTGACTCTGAGATTGGTGTCACAGACAAGACGTTCAAGGTCAAGTTCAAAGTGGAAAATTTGAAACTGATGTCTGGTGATTACGCCGTTTCTATCGGAGCAAAGAAAATCAGTCGATTCCAAGCAACTAACCAACAGTTGATGTACTACGTAGCCACAGAGCTAGATAGCACTTTTGGTTTTTAAAAGAATTGCTTGAGATCAGGAAACATACGTGAAGCGACATTCTTCGCGTATGTTTTTCTAGTGCCGACTATTGATAAAAATGGTACTGTTGATGGGTTAACAATCTCCGGATTGGAAGCTAAAAATGCCAGTCTCGACGCTGACATCTTTGCTGATTTTTCTGCAGAGGTTTTCTTACCATAATTGGGATTTTTAGAGCCAACGGAGTGACCACGCTCTTTAGCAGATGTTCTGAGCTTCTGTTTTTGATCCTCGCTCATAGGTTTACCTTTGTTGTGAGCAATACCTCCACGAGCCCTAATCATCTTTTGTAAATGCTCCTGAGAAAGGCCGGTTTGTCCGTCACCTCCATCAGTTTTATTACGAAGGATTCCGGTTCCATTATCTATTCGACCATACCAACGAATGTATCTACGTTCTAAAGCAAGCGCTCCGATATTAGATAAATTAGTTTCTAAGAAAATGATTCTGTCGCGGTTGGGTAAATTGATGGTGTGTTGTAAGCTAAATGCTCGGTTACCTTTGCCCTTACCAATATAGTAAGGTGTACCATCTTTGCGAAGGTAGGCGTAAACGTAATAAATAAACATGCTGATACTCCTTGAAAGTGTTAGAGTCCTGGGAATTGGCGTTCCGCGAGGGCACTTTTATTTATGTGAATGGGCTGGTCAAACTAAAGGAATTATATAATGACAATTGAAAATCGTCCTTCGACTTCTGAGATTAGAGAGGGCAGGCTTCTCAAGAAAATTGCGAAGCTGCAACAACAACGAGATTACCATAAGCAGAAGCATGAGTACTATGCTAAGGTGATCTCGATGCAACCATACCTCGAGAAGCGCTACGTAAGTTACGAGGATGCAAAGATAGAACGCCAGCGCGTCAAAGATCTTGAGGCGCGTAACAAAGAGCAAGCCCAATTAATTGCAATGTTGAGTAAGGAATTGCATGCGCAAGAGAGTTGAGTATTACAAACGCGATCACTGGTTCTCATTTGCACTGGGTATTCAGAATCCTTATGAGCGTGATCATCGATCCGAGAAGCCATACTGCCAACTGCACATAGCCGCTTTTGGTCATTCATGGTGGATTAAGATTCCGGAATTGTTCAAGCCAAGATCAAAGTGGGTTGACCTTTCTAATGAATCGTGGGCCCACGTACGTGATGATGGTCGCAAAGGCTATACAGAAGAAATCCGTCGCGACTACGGATTCTCTTTTGATAAAGAGGCTATCCACATTCATTACGGCATTCAACCAGGTTCTTGGAGTTCCCGTGACCCCAAAAACTCTGACCACACCAAAGTGTTCTGGTGGCCTTGGCGACTTGAAATTGTGCGACACGACCTGCTGTATCCGGATGGTGAGTTGTACTATCGTAACAAATACCCTCGTGGTAAACAGAAGCACTATCACTGGTGGGAGCTCCTCGACGGTAGAACTGAAGAAGATCTCAATCGTGTTGAAACAGAGGTGGCTCAATTTGTTGAGCTTGAACACCACACAAAAGATGGTCGCAAACAGGTTGCACGGATCCGTTTAACGGGTGAGGAGCGCGAGTGGCGTCCCAAGTGGACTCGGTGGCTTCCAATCTTCCGGTATACTCGACGCGTCGTTGACTGCAATTCAAATGTTGAGTTGGGATCGAAGGCTGGATCGTGGAAGGGTGGCATGATAGGGTGGTCGTGCGATTGGAAGAAAGATGAGTCGATGAAAGAAGCATTTCATCGTTGGTATAAAGATTGGAATGGTGTATAATCCATCCTTTGCACCACTCAAAATATTGAAAATTATATATAGGACTATACATTTCATAAAGAGAACTATAGTCCATGATATACATAATCACTAACCAACTAACTGGCGATCGTTATATAGGCAAGACGTCCCGACTAATGGAAGATCGCTGGTACCAACACAAGAAGAATGCCGAGTACGGTCGAGAGACCTACCTTTACAAGGCTATGAGGAAGTATGGGGTAGATAATTTTACCATCGAACACCTATCAGATGGGTTAGATGAAGAAGAAGTTTTATTGATAGAGCAACTACAACCAGAATATAATATGACTAAAGGGGGAGATGGTGGTGACACGTCATCAAGTCCGAACTACAAGGCCGCAATATCAAGGCGCGATAATTCTGGTGCGAATAACCCAATGTATGGAAAGAAAGGTAAAGATAATCCCAACTATGGAAAGCAGAGGACGGAGCAGCAAAAACAACGATCACGTGATGTGTATAAAGGGAAACGTATACCCGTCAGGGTACATGGTATTGATTATGAATCAGTTGCACGAGCATCAAAAGAACTCGGCCGCAGCGAAAAATATGTGAGGTTACATGATGAGCGAAATGAATGGAAATATTAATAACTTTATCTGGTGCGAGCAGTATCGTCCACAAACTATTGATGAGTGTGTTCTTCCAGAATCTTTGAAGAAAGTTTTCAAGGATTACATCGAAGCTGGCGAGCTTCCCCACTTCTTGTTCCACGGCTCAGCGGGCGTCGGCAAGACAACTGTAGCTCGAGCTCTTTGCAATGAGATTGGTGCAGAGTACATGTTCATTAACGGTTCTGATGAATCCGGTATTGATGTGTTGCGTACCAAGATCAAGGGGTTTGCTTCGTCTGTGTCTTTAACGGATGCTAAAAAGGTCGTTATCCTGGATGAGGCAGACTATTTGAACCCTAATTCTACGCAACCAGCTCTGCGTGGGTTCATGGAGGAGTTTGCAAGTAACTGCCGGTTCATCTTGACATGCAATTTCAAGAACCGTATCATCGAGCCGTTGCATTCTCGCTGTGCTGTTGTTGACTTCAAAATTACTGGCAGTGAGAAGCGAGAAATTGCAGCTCAGTTTTTCAAACGGGCAGTTGGTATCTTGAAGACAGAGGGGGTTGAGTACGATCCAAAGGTTGTTGCTGAGCTCGTCCAGAAACACTTCCCAGACTACCGCCGAATCTTGAACGAGCTCCAACGCTACTCCGTGTCGGGTAAGATTGACTCCGGTATTCTTGTGAACCTAGGCTCAGAGTCTTACAAGCAACTGTTCAAGCTGATGAAAGAAAAGAACTTCACAGAAGTCCGTAAGTGGGTAGCTGTAAATTCGGATGGTGATAGTACACGTTTGTTTCGAGAGCTTTATGATGGGTCGAGTACGATTATGGAGCCATCTAGCGTCCCTCAGTTAGTGTTGATCCTCGCTGACTATCAATACAAGGCGTCGTTTGTGGCGGATCATGAAATTAATTTGATGGCGTGTTTGACAGAAGTTATGAGTGGGTGCAAGTTTGTATGATTGAGTTTATTGTCCTTATTGTGGTGGGTGTGGGTTGTTTCATGCTCGGTTGGAAGGGTCGTGAGATTAGAGCTATGCAATACCTCCGCCACTATCAAGAGTTGATTGACGAAGCTGCGAGGGCGGAGGTTGATAAAACTGTGATGATTGAAATCCGCCGCGAGGGTGATCAGTTCTACATTTACAACAAATCGACGGGTGAATTCCTTGCGCAGGGTACAAATCACGAGGAAGTATCTGCTGTTCTCGGTGAGCGGTTTCCCTCGAAGAGGTTCACGGCCATGCCTGAAAACTTGAAGGAAGTAGGATATAAACATGACACCATCTAACTAAGCACTCTAACCCAACCCTTGTAAGGTTTACCCAAGCAAAAACACGTAGCCGCACTCTTGACGTTGAGGTTATGGTACTCAGCCCAATCACTCATATTACCACAAAAGGTGTGATCTAATTTTGTGAATACATAAGTTTGTTTAGCTGCGCGCGATGACTTGCTCATGAGATTCCGGGTCTCGTCAGTTCTCTTCGTGCCTCGTCTCGCTGCGGCTCCCTTTGCTTTGTGCTCATCTGTCTGAGGCTTGGATTTACCGCGGTGACTTGTTGATATAGACTGTTTGTGTTGCTCGGATAAAAACCGACCCCTACCTTGACCCAACCGCGAATAGTTGCAAATTGGTGGTTGACCATTGGATGTATTCAACCATTCTTTACGACTACACGCTCTTATGCGTTTGAGAACGCGGTGCTCCCACCGACGAGCTTCTAAGCCGCACTCAAAGACCTTACGGATCTGTACACTAAAACTATCACGCCCATATTGTTCAATGAGTTGTTTTACTGGTCGAGATGAGGTGAAGTACGTAACCCAAAAATCAGAGGGGTCGGCTGTCCTCGCCCACCGTGCCCCATAATAATGTTGTTTTGTGGGTTCGTGGTAGATATAATAAGTGTATGCCATTTGTTTTCCTTTTTAATTATTTATAATATGAATGTTTTTGATTTTGTTAATGCCATCAACTTCGATAAGCGTGATCTTTTCGAGGATCCACAAGCTGAAAAAGACTATGTTCCGTTCCTCGTCAATCGATCGTTATCGTACTTCCCCGACACCATCATGTATGCTAATGCTATCAATGCAATACCAAACATACCCAAGCGTTGGCAGTTTGAGTTTCTAAAGAATTCAATCCCCAAGCGTAAGAGATTTTCGAAGTGGGGTAAGAAAGAACCGCTTCCCCAGGATATTTCCGCTGTTTGTTCTTTTTATAAATACTCTACAGAAAGAGCCTTGGAAGCAATATCCATCCTTTCTCAAGATCAACTAGAGTATATAAAACAACAAATGGGTAAAGGTGGAAATCATGACAACGGATGTGATTTACTATGATTGGGTGCCAAGCTCAATGCTGGAGATTATTCTCCCATCCTCTGATAACTTTCTAAAAGTAAAAGAGACATTGACGCGAATTGGCGTTGCATCAAAGAAAGATAAAAAGCTGTATCAATCAGCGCATATCCTGCACAAACAGGGACGATATTTTATTGTTCACTTTAAAGAGCTATTCATCCTTGACAACAAGGAAAGCAGCATTACGGTGGGCGACATAGACAGGAGAAATGCTATTGCTATTCTCCTGGAGGATTGGGGTTTGTTGAAGATTGTTTCAAAACCAAACACCAACACTCAATCAGTACTTTCTCAAATTAAGATTGTTTCTTATAAAGAGAAGGGTGAATGGGAATTAGTTCCTAAATATCAGATCGGAACAAAGAAGCGTTAAAGTTTCGGTCTACAATTAATAAGGTGAATGTATCATGGGAGAAGTTAAAATTAACCTCGAGCTCAGCGTTGCGGAAGTCAACGTGATCCTCCGATCACTTGGTAAGCACCCGTTCGAGGAAATTGCAGTCTTGATCCAAAAAATCAAGACTCAGGGTGAGGCTCAGTTAGCTCAGACCTCAACTGAAGCTCCAGCAGCTGCATAAGTAAAGAATAGAGGTCGGGGGCACCTCTTTAAAACCCCCAACACAACACACAGGAGACTATAATGTCCAAAACACCATATGAAATCCGTTTAGAAGTACTCAAGATGGCACAGGATACAGAGATGCAAAATTTCTTTGCCAACCGTGAGGCCCTCATAAACAACTGGCAGATACAGGTAGAAACTGCGCGGCTCAAAAATGAGATGCCACCAGCAATGCCCGAGATGCCACAATTTCCTACACAAGAAGCCGTTGTTAGCAAGGCTCAATTCTTGGGTGAGTTTATAAATAACTCAGACAAGAAGCTCGTATAATCCCTTCGAGATGGGAACCAGCATGGCCGTGAAGGCTGGTTAAATGTCCACGGTCACCGAATTGAACCTACCTTAGGTCCGTTGTCGCAACGGTTAAGGGGCTTGCCCCTAGGCGTCCGTTGGTTTACATACAACGTTAAATATAAACTCTGACGCCAATCAGGGCATGTAACGGCAAATTATTCAGACACTCCGTTAAGGTGTCTCCGGAGCTGTAACCGGATTCTTTTAGGAGAACTGTATGAATATTGACTGGGATTCTGTTGAACAATTAAAATCCTTAAGATCAAAAATAGATCGTAGATTAAATCAACTAACAGTAGTTGAGAAACGATATAAGAAAACTCATTTATCGGTTTTTGAGTCGTGTAACCGTATATACAATGCAGACATATCATTGCTGTATGAAAACCAAGTGTTGTGCGAGGAAAGACGGTTTTACGTCTACGCTCACTGTGACCCATTTTATGGTTTAAAAGCTGATGTTAATGGCAAAATTGCATTTGCATCAACTCTAGGGTTACGCTGGCTGCCATTTTATGTAGGTAAAGGAGAAGGTTCTCGTGCATATGATCTAGCTCGCAATGAGAGTCACAGAAAGAAAAGACAATTCATAGAGTCGTCCGGTAAATATATCCAAGTCGAGGTTATTAAAGATAACCTCACAGAAAAAGAAGCTTTAATGCTTGAATCAAAGCTAATTGATATATTTGGTCTAACATCGTTTGGTGGATGGTTAGTTAACCTAGATGAGGGCTCATCTAACCACCAACGCAAAGAAATTTACATGGAAGATTATACCAATGTAAATAAAATGTTGAAGATGAAAATTCAACACTAACGCTACGCCTTCGGGGTGGCATTTTATTTTCTCGCTTAAAAGGAGTAAACAATGACTGACTTTAAACTTGGTAATATCACATTTGGTCCCACTGCAAAAGAATTCGATAAATTCTTTGTAGGCTTTGATGATCAATTCAACCGTCTTGCAAAAATGTCTGAGGACTTTGCAAAGAACATTCCAAACTACCCTCCATACAACATCAAAAAGACTGGTGATAATACATACACCATTGAAATCGCTGTCGCTGGATTTGCAAAGTCCGATCTGAACATCGAATTCCAAAATGATCTGTTGATTGTAAAAGGTGGCGTGAAGGACAACGCTGATACAAGCAACTACTTGTTTAAAGGAATTGCTGATCGCGCTTTCACTCGTACATTTGCCTTAGATGATCAAATGGAAATAAAGGGTGCTGGATTGTTTAACGGTATGCTCAAGATTGTTCTGGAACGCCTCGTACCTGAGCACAAGAAGCCAAAGAAGGTTGAGATTTCCGATGAACCTTCCACTGTATCTGAGTTTGCTCAGTACAACACAGCACAATATCTAACAGAGGATAATTTGTGAAACTTATCCTCTCAATCGTACGAGTGTTTCAAGATGCGAGACAAGCAATTTTTAAGGCTCGCATCAAACACTCGAATATCGGCCGATAACCAAGAGGGACCGTGGTCCCTCTTTCTACTATGGAACTATCATCTTTTCGACTTACAAAATTTGGCGATTGGGTGGTCAAGCTTTCGTACTCCCGAGCAGACGCTACATTTCTTGTGTTTGCATTCGGGGTAAATAAAGATGACTTCATCTTCAGAATGTTTTATAATGAGATGGACGTTATCAACTTTGTTTCTTTTTTAGGTGAAAAATATGAGTGAAATTAAACTATTCAAGCTGACTTCTGGTGAAGAGATCATGGCCCAAGTGGAATCCATCCACAAGGATTCAGGCGCATTCAACTTGGTTGATGCTGTGTCATTGGTATACCAACAAGCCGGAGATGGTCGAATGACTGTTGGCTTTGCCCCATTCATGCCATACGCAGATGACAAAGTGATTACATTGTATGCGGGTGCAGTTGCAACATCTGCTAACCCAACAGATCAGATCCTCAGCGAATACAAGCGAGTGTTCTCAAAAATCGTGATTGCACCAGCCGGTTCGATCTAATAT